TTCAACTATTCCAGCGATCCAAGAAGCAAGCCTAATGATCAGCATTGACATCTGGCAAAGCCGCCAAGCACCTTCAAGCGGCGGAGTTACCATTGACGGATACGCTCCAAGTCCTTACCGCATGGGCAATACTTTACTTGCTCGCGTTCGTGGCTTGCTTGCACCTTACCTAGATCCGCGCTCGATGGTTGGCTAACCATGACAGCAGCGATTTCAACACTTCGCGCAACTATTGCAGCAGCGCTAGTCGATAACTCACTCTGGTCAGTATTTTCATTCCCGCCTGCCACACCTATCGTCAATAGCGTAGTTCTTAGCCCGGCGGATCCTTATCTGACCCCGACCAATAACAGCCGCAATACTGTCGCGCCTCTTGCTAATTTTAATATAAATATATTCGTGCCTTTGCTAGACAATGAAGGCAACCTAAACGGAATTGAGGAAATGCTAGTTGCAGTCTTTAACAAACTAGCTGCTTCCTCTATCGTCTATAATGTGGGAGATGTGAGCGCCCCAAGCGTTCTTAATGCCGCATCGGGCGATCTACTGACTTGCTCCCTGCAAGTCTCAGTCCTAACGAGTTGGAGTTAAAATGACCCTAAATGAATGGGAAAAAGAAAACGAAGCGTTCCTGATCAAGATCGGTCAGATCGCTCCAGCAGCACCTAAAACAGCAACTAAGAAAGATGAGGAATAAACCAAATGGCAGTATATCTAAGCAATGGGGTAGTTCTAACTGTTAATGCGGTTGATCTATCATCGCTAGTTAGCAGCGTTACAATTAATAGATCATTTGAAGAACTTTCTGTCACCGCGATGGGCGACTCTGGAGTTCGTGCGGTAAAAGGCTTAGAAGCCTCAAGCATCACGATCGACTTCTTCAACGATGCAGAGTCAGCAAAGACACTACAGACATTGAATACTCTCTGGGGAACAAGCACAACAGTTACAGTCAAGCAGACTTCGGCGACAGTTTCTGCAACCAACCCACTTTACACAATGTCTTGCTTGGTCAACAACACAACACCTATTAACGGTGCAGTTGGAGACATTTCAACTCAGTCAGTAACTTGGAATGTTAACGGCACTATCGCAATTACAACCGCACCATAATTAACTAAACTAAGGGGCAAAAGCATGGCAAAACTAAAGGTAACAAGGGCAGACGGAAGCGTTAACGAGTACCAGATCACTCCGGCGATCGAGTACGCCTTCGAGCAATATGCAAAGAAGGGCTTCCATAAAGCCTTTAGAGATGATGAAAAGCAGAGCGATGTATATTGGCTTTGCTGGGAAGCAATTCGTCGGTCGGGTGAAACCGTAAAACCCTTCGGAGAGTCATTCCTTGAGACATTGGCGCGAGTCGAGGTTCTCGATGATGACCCTTTGGAGTAACGCGGGAGTCCTTCACCTATCTCGTAGCGAGACTATCGCTTGAGACAGGACTCTCGCCACAGACTTTAATTGAACTAGATCACACAATGTTCAGGACTTTACTTCAAGCCCTGAAGGACAGAGCAAAGGAGCAGAGCGATGCCAGTCGAGTTAAAAGGCGCTGATAAACTTCGCAAAGCCCTGAGAGAGTTCGAGCCTGATCTAGCCAAGGCCACAACTAAGCAGATGGCGGCTGCGCTAAAGCCCATCACCAATACAGCTCGTGGTTATATGCCATCAAATACTGCGATGCTATCTGGCTGGACTTCAGCTACATCATCAGAGAACACGGTTAAGTATCGTGTATTTCCTAAGTATGATCAAAATGAAGCCAAGCGTGGGATTAAGTATTCGACAAGTCCTTCTAAGCCTAATAAGCGCGGCTTCGTATCTTTAGCGCGTATCATCAACGCTTCCGCCGGTGGAGCGATTTACGAGACCGCAGGGCGTAAGAACCCAGGTGGTCAACCAACCTTTACCCGCACTAAGTTCACACCTGCCTCATATCGTGAGGAAGGCCGCGGATATAACAAGTCGCTCAACCCTAATGCTGGCAAGCAGTTCTTAGATCGGGCAAATGCAACTGGTGATCTAGTAAATGCTCGTCCACGCCAACAAGGTCAAGCAGGCCGATCAACTCGCAAGATGACTGGTCGCGCCATATTCAGAGCATTCGCAGAGGATCAAGGCAAAGTTACAGCTGCAATAGTGAAAGCGATCGGCAACTCCGCCATCGAGTTTAAAGCAAAGACTAAGGTAAAGTAATGGCTGATCTAAAAATAGATATTGCTTCGGTATTTTCTGGCAAGAAGGCCTTTCAAGATGCCGCTAAGTCAACTCTTAGCCTTAATTCTCAAGTCAAGACACTCGCTAAGTCTTATGTTGGCCTATTCACCGTCCAGCGTTTAGGCCGCGCTGGGTTTAACGCCGCGAAAGCCTTTGCTCAAGATGATAAAGCAGCCAGAGTATTAACCCAGTCTTTAGATAACTTAGGCTTAGCCTTTGCAGATCCTTCGGTTAAGAACTTTATTGCTGATCTTGAGAAGCAGTTTGGTATCCTTGATGATCAACTGCGCCCAGCCTTTCAGCGTTTATTAACTACAACTGGTGATGTTGCTAAAAGCCAACAGTTACTTCGTACAGCGCTTGATCTATCAGCAGCTAGTGGCGCAGATGTTGTCAGCGTTGCCGGTGATCTTTCAAAGGCTTATGTAGGCCAGACTCGATCTCTTGCTAAATACGGTATTGGTTTAACTCAGACTGAACTCAAGGCCATGTCTTTTGAGGAAGTCCAGACACGCATCAATGATCTATTCGGCGGACAAGCAACAGTCTCAGTCGATACTTATGCAGGTGCTATGCAGCGCTTATCAGTTGCTTCTAGCAATGCTCAAGAGATCATCGGTGGCGGCTTACTCGATGCACTTGCAGCCCTTGGCGGCGGTGGAGAAGGTGGACTTACTAACACACTTAACCTTATTGAAAAAACTTCTACTGCACTTGCTACCTTCGTGCGCCGCTTCGGTGTCGGCGTTGGTCAATTAGCAGCCCTAGCGCGTGGAGACTTGCAAGCCTTCCGCGCAATAGGCGAAGCCGAGATGAACCGAGGAATTGATCGCTCAGGCATCACTCCAGCAATTCGAGCAGAATTGACTAAGGCAGCAGCCGACAAGGCAGCAAAAAAGAACCGCGATGCTTTGCTTAAGACAACTAAAGAGCAAACTAAAGCGATTAAAGAGCAAACAGCGCTGCAAAAGGCTGGCACTTTATTTGATATTCAACAGGCTTCGATTATCGCTGCACTCAAGGGTGAAATTACGAACGAGGAGCGCAAGCGCCTAGAATTACAACTGGCTATCTTGACCGGCAATACTTCAGAGGCTTCTAAACTTGCTGGAGAACTAGCCAAGTCTCAAGGACTATCACAGCAATTAGCTGCTTACCTAGCAAGCCTCCCTGATGCTAAAAACCCATTCACAGCATGGAAGTCTTATCTTGACATGATCGAAGCGCAGGTTCGCCGCATCGGTAATCCAACAGCCTTCCCTGTCGTGTCTATGGCTGAAGGTTATGGGGTGACTGGTCAACAATACTCATTGCCTAACGGTTCAACACAGACAAGCGCTGCAGGCGTTGACTTCACAGTCAATGTCAATGCTGGCTCAATTATTGCTCAAGAGAGTCTGCAAGATGTTCTGCGCGATACTCTGCTTGATGCTTCACTCTCCGCCAAGTTTTCTTCTATCTTCCGTCAAGGTGGGTCATTCGGGCCATGACCTTACCTGCACAGATCTCTGTATCCTTCGACTTTACTAGCGGCGCTACCTTCGGCTATCCGTTCACTATTGGCGATGAGAAGTACGGCGTTCTAGGCACAGGCACACTTGCTTCAACGACTACTCCAGAGCCTACGGTCGATCTCACTCCTAATGTAAGACAGATCAGTATCAAGCGCGGTCGGAATATCATGCGCGACACTTACGAGTCTGGGTCTGCAACTATCAGAGTCTTAGATCCTAACTCTGACTTTAACCCTCAGAATGTGAACTCGCCTTACTTTGGCTTCTTGACTCCGCTTCGCAAGTTGCGTGTCTCAGCAACGGTAGGCGGCGTGGGTTACTTCTTATTCTCAGGCTATACAACAGATTACAAATACACCTATCCTCAAGGCCAAGAGACAGGCTATGTGGACATAATCTGTTCTGATGCTTTCAGACTTATGCAGCAGGCTGGAATTACAACAGTAGCAAGCGCTACTGCTGGGCAGGATACTGGCACTCGTATTGGCAAGATCCTAGATCAAGTCTCATGGCCTACTTCTATGCGCACCATAGATACCGGCAACACGACCTGCATAGCCGATCCTGGCACTTCTCGCACAGCGCTCGATGCGCTAAAGAACGCAGAGTTCTCCGAGCAGGGCGCGTTCTATATTGACACAGAAGGCACAGCGATATTTTTAAACCGCACTAATGTGATAAAGAAGTATGGCGAGACTCCGATCGAGTTTAATCAAACAACAGGTATCCCTTACACCAACCTGACCTTCGCCTTCGATGACAAGTTAATTATTAACAGCGCTGGCATGACCCGCTATGGCGGCACACAGCAGGTCTCAGAGGACACAGCTTCTATTGCCAAGTACTTTCCGCACCAGATCAATGAGAACAACCTAGTTCTGCAGACAGACGCAGATGCGCTCAATGTGGCAAAGATATATGTGGCAACTCGCAAAGAGACTACGATCCGCATAGATGCTATGACGGTCGATCTACTAGATCCAGATGTACCGACTGCGACAATGCTGGATCTGGATTACTTCTCTAACTTAAAGATTACAAATGTGCAGCCAGACGGCTCAACTATCGTTAAGACTTTACAGGCACAAGGACTCGCATGGGATATCACGCCCAATTCCATGAAGGTAACTGTGACAACTCTCGAACCGATCGTTGAAGGGTTCATCATCGGATCGGACATATCAGGTATAATCGGCACTAACATAATGGCGTATTAGGAGATATAAATGGCAACAGGCTTTCCAGCAGCAACAGGCGATGTCCTAAGCGCGGCTATGTATAACGGACTTACTTCATTCTCAGTAGGCGCGGCTAACACAGCCGACTACACAGCAGTCTTAGCAGACCAGTATCAGAGCCTAGAGATCATGAACAAGGCAACTGCTATTGCTTTCAAGATCCCTACAGATGCTTCGGTCGCGTTTGAAATCGGAACAGTTCTTACAGTTCTTAACATCGGGGCTGGGTTATGTACTATTTCAGCAGTAACGCCCGGCACGACTACAGTCCTGTCAGCAGGTGCGACAGCAGCCAGCCCAACACTTGGTCAATACAAGTCAGCAGCCTGCATCAAGACAGCTGCTAATACATGGTATGTCGTTGGAAATATCGGATAATGATAGCCAATGTAATTGCAGCTATAACTGGAGTTACCGCTAAACCAAGCACCGTAGATTATTTAGTTGTCGCAGGTGGTGGCGGTGGTGGAACTGCTAGAGCAGGTGGTGGTGGTGCAGGTGGTTTTAAGACTGCGACCAGTTTTGCTGTCTCAGGTTCTTTAACTGTAACTGTTGGCGCTGCAGGTGCAGCAGGTTTACTGGTATCGCCATACAACGGCGGTGATGGTGGAAACTCAGTATTTTCATCTATTACATCAACAGGTGGCGGTGGTGGTGCTGGAGTTAACGCTGCTAATAAAAATGGTCGCCCTGGCGGATCTGGCGGTGGTGGTAATGGTAACGATCTTGGCGGTGCAGGTGGTGCTGCTTCTCCTTCAGGTCAAGGTAACGCAGGCGGCGCTGGTGTTAATTTAGTTTCGGGCGAAGGCGGCGGCGGTGGTGGTGGTGGTGCTGGATCAGTCGGTTCAGCAGGTTCATCAACTACTGGTGGCAACGGCGGAAGTGGAACTGCATCATCTTATAGTGGCTCATCAGTTACTTATGCAGCGGGTGGTAAAGGCGGCAACGGAACATCAGGTGGCGCTCCAACAGCAGGCACAGTAAATACTGGCAACGGCGGCGGTGGCGGTCAAACTGGTTCATCTCCAGCATCAGACGGAGCAGCAGGCGGTTCAGGTGTTGTAATTATTCGTTATTCAGATGTTTTTGCAGATCTAACATCTGTAAGCGGCGGATTAACTTATACTTTAACAACTACTGGTGGATACAAAATCTACAGATTTACAGCAGGAACAGGAACGGTGACTATCTAATGGCTCACTATGCGTTCTTAGATGAAAACAACATCGTTACTGAAGTTATAACTGGTAAAGACGAGACCGAGTTAATCGAAGGATTAGATCCTGAGACTTGGTATGGCAATTTTAGAGGTCAAGTCTGCAAGCGTACAAGTATCAACAACCGTATTCGATACAACTATGCGGGCATTGGCTATACCTACGATCCAGTAGGAGATGCTTTTATTCCGCCACGCCCTGACTGTGGGCATAAGGAATTATTCTTAACTGATCTGTTCAAATGGAATTGCCAGCGTTGTGAACTTGATATTAGGCATTTACGCAATGAAGCCTAAATTATGCAAAGCAGGGGTTCAACTTCGTGAACAATTTGACGACTGCTTCAGCGATCGTGATCGTACCTCAGACGGTTGGATCGGCGATAGTCGGCACTCAGCTCGTAAGTCTGACCATAATCCAGATGGCGAGGGCTGGGTTCGTGCCATTGACATTGACCGCGATCTATCCGGCAGAGTTAAGCCAGACCTCATGCCCGATGTGGCGGATCAACTTCGTCTCTTGGCAAAGTCTGATAAGCGCATCTCGTATCTCATCTTTGACGGCAAAATTGCAAGCGCCAAAAGCGCTTGGCGCTGGAGAACTTATACTGGGATTAACAAGCATCGCCATCATCTCCATATCTCGTTTAGCATCAAAGGCGATAACGATGGTTCGTTCTTTAAAGTACCGTTACTAGGAGGATCAGCATGAATATGAAAAACCCTTACCTACTCACAGCAGGTGCATTCCTATCTGCTTGGGCAGCTTCTAACTTTGCAGCGGATTACCGCTCGATCCTTTGGGCTGTTCTTGCTGGGGTCTTTGGATATGCGACACCAAAACGATGACACCAACGGACTACTTAAATCTTTATATTGCCACGCTTGCAATAGTGGGTGGATTAGCGGGCTATGTAATCACGCACTTGCTCTCGGAGATTAAACGACTCAATGGGCGTGTCGATGAGATTTACAACATACTTTTAGAGCGACAATAATCCTATGGCTCGCAAAAAGGCTATCGACTTAGAGGCTTACTCTATGCTCGATCAGTATTGCATCGGGCTAAATGAGTATTACAAATCGCTAAGACGAGCAGGGTTCACACCTGAACTGGCTTTGGCTATCTTGCTTGAGCCTTTAACTTACCCGGCAACGATCCTTCCAACACCGAACTGGCTTCCTGAACTTCCTGGACGAGTGCCTTATGACGATGACGATGATGAGGATTAACCATGAAAAGAACTGTAATCGTTCCCGATCTACAAGTTCCATATCACGATGAAGTTGCTGTCCGCAATGTTGCAAGTTTTATTAAGGCGTACCGTCCAGATAGCGTTATTACACTCGGAGATGAAATCGATCTCCCACAGATCAGTCGATGGACAGAAAACACACCGGGCTGGTACGAGCAAACACTAGCTGAGGATCGAGACCAAGCAGTAGAAGTTCTTTGGTCTTTGGTTGAGCATTCCAAAGAAGCTCACATGATCAGGTCTAACCACACAGATCGTCTTTACAATGTGATCATGAAAAAGATCCCTGCATTCTTGGCATTGCCAGAGTTAAAGTTTGAGCGGTTCATGCGCTTAGACGAGTTAGGCATCACCTACCATAAGAAGCCTTACGCCTTCGCTAAGGGCTGGGTGGCAGTTCATGGAGACGAACAGGGCATAAATCCTAACGCGGGTCTTACAGCCCTTGGAGCGGCTCGTAGGCACGGTTTAAGCGTGGTCTGCGGTCACACTCACAGAGCAGGGGTATCGGCCTTTACAGAGGCTTCTGGGGGCAAAATAGGGCGTATCCTGCGTGGCGTAGAAGGCGGGCATCTTATGGATATTCGCCAGGCTGGCTATACCAAAGGAACTATGAACTGGCAGCAGGCTTTTATTATCGTTGAGGATAGCCAAGTGACTTTAATTAACATCGAGAAGGACGGCACCTTCGTGGTTGCTGGTCGGCGTTATGGACGATCTAGATAACGACATAAGGCGCACGATCGATGATGCGATGGACGATGGAGAATTGTTACCGTTTCGTTATCAACACACCGTCAGATAGTCAGATATTTATGCAACACTTATGCCAAGAAAGTGCGAAGGGCGCACTAGAAGGGCAGTAAATGAACGCAGATGTAGCAATTACTTTATCTATAGCAATAGGCATGATTATTGGCTTTGGCTTTGGTTATGGCAAAGGCTTTGAACATGGCAAGATCAAGGGTCGCATTGCAGCTCGTAAGATCGCTCGTCAACTTGAGCAGGTCGGCCGATGAATGCTAGAGACTATCTCAACGAAGCAAGAGCAACTATCCAAGACCGAGGTCTGGACTACGGTCACCCAACTGACAACATGGCAAGAACTGCTGCCCTCTGGTCGAGTTATCTGGAAATGCCGGTTACTGACTATCAAGTCGCGATGTGCATGGCACTTGTCAAAATAGCGCGAAGCATGGAGACAGCCAAGACTGACACTTATGTCGATCTAGTTGCTTATGCTGCTATTGCAGCGCAACTGCACACAGAGGAGAATGAGCAATATGTTTGATCTTTCAATGTACGAGACGGTCGACCAGAGATTAGAAAAATTCTGGGCAAAATATCCTGACGGCGCAATACTCACAGAATTGGTGGCTTACAAAGATGATCGATTTATTTTTAAAGCAAGCGTATATAAAACTTATGCCGATAATGTTCCGTTTGCCACTGGGTACGCTGAGGAAAGCGTTAGCAATAGAGGCGTTAATTCTACTTCTGCGCTGGAGAATAGCGAGAGTTCGGCGATCGGCCGAGCGCTTCACACTGGAGGAATATCAAAGCATAGTGAAGGTAAACCAAGACCTTCGGCAGAGGAAATGGCAAAAGTAAAGGCTAAGCAAGAGAAGCCTGAGCCAACAACCTTCAAAGAGAAGTTAGCAGATAAGATCACGATGCCGGTCGAGGACGATCCTTGGTCAACTAAGGCAGTATCACCAGCACCTAGCGCAGCTGAGGCCATTGAACTGGTTCAAGAAGTCTTAGGCGCAGTCAAGATAGATAAAGACATTCCACTATGTCGCAACTGTCATGACCATAAGCCTATGCAATGGAAAACAGGCGTAAGCGCCAAGAACAACAAGCCATGGGGCAAGTTTGACTGCTATGTCTGTCGAGATGTTATCTGGTACAACATTGCTGCTGACGGTACTTGGAAGCCACAGGAGGCCAAAGCATGAGCGGCCTACAATTCATGAACCAAGATGGTGAATGGGAGAACTTCCCTACTGATGATGAACTAGCAGAAAAGGCTAAACACCAGGAATTGTTAAACAGCCTACAAGTTCGAATTATCTGTCACCTATGTAATGAGCCAGTACCACGCGAGGAACTAGCATTCTGGGTTCAAGGAACTGTCCTAACCTGGTCATGCAAGAAGTGTCACGCAGTTAATGTCTCAAAGTAGAAAACACCGCGGCTTTCGCACAGAGCGAGTAGTCGCAGAGTATCTGAGGCGCTGGTGGGAAGGCGCTTCAGTTGGTCGAGGTTCTGGGCGTGACATTCTCAATGTTCCGTTCGACTGCGAGGTAAAAGCGCGCACAGGACTCGATGTAGTAGGAACACTCCGCCAGATCGAGAGTCGGACTAAAGAAAGTGGCTTATTGGGGTTCGCCACTTTTAGACTCAATGGACAAGGTGAACATGCTGAGGATTATGTAGCAATGCTACGCCTTGGCGATCTGGTGGAGTTACTACTAGCTGCGGGTTATAAGGATCGCAAAGATGTTGTGCAAGATGCAGACATCATCAGATGTACCGGGTGCGGTGAATGGACTGTCTCTGGCTATTGCAAATCATGTGAGGATCAGTAATGCCTATCTATGAGTTTGAATGCACTAATGAGTCATGCGAGGCGAACTTGCGTTACGAGAAGGAGTTCAAAATTAACGAAGATCATCTGGTCGAATGCGGCTTATGTCATGAACCAATGAAAAAGATATACAGCTCGTTTGGAATAGCCTTCAAAGGCTCTGGCTTTTACTCAACCGATAACAGATAACTTATCAACAGTTGTGGATAACTAATGTACATTCCTTCATTTAACGCTTACGACACGCGGAACATCTGTGGAAACTTGACTCGTACGATACACTCTAGGCAAGAGCCCCTCAAGGGCTCAGACCGCGCCCGTAAGGGCGTAGCGCGGTGGGTTGCTGGAGTGTTGGTGGGATCTCTATGTCTGCTGAGCGCTGAGACATCAGAGGCTCAAGACATGCCAATTAAAAGCCTTAAACAATTAGCCAATAAGCAATTAACAGATAAGCAATACAACTGCCATAACGAGATCGTCTATCGAGAGAGTAGATGGCAGATAGATGCAGTCAATGGATCACATCATGGTTACTATCAAATGCGTACTGAGTCTATGAAGAACAAGCCTTATGACTATCAGTTCTAT